CGCTCATTATAAACCGCTCCGTTTTTTCCGTGTGTTATAATTAATTTTTCTTTTAATTCTTTAATATACTTAAAATTATTTAATGGATTATTATATTCACTTTCATTTATTTTAATAAATGTAGCATTATTTATCCATTTATCAATAGGTTTTTTTGTATCAATAAAACTTAATTTACTTTTTTTAAGAATATATTCAATAATATCGGTAGTTAAAAATCCTTTATTATAATCGGAAATTATTGTTATATCAAATTTTGATATATCAGGTAATTGTTCTTTAGTAATAGGTTTTATTATATTATCATAATCTACTCTTAATAAAATATAATTAGATTTTTCTTCAACGTAACGAATTTTTAATATTGACTCGTTTTGTGTTTTAAATGTTATTATTATATCAGGAAAACCAAATTTTAAAAAATGGGTATATACATTACCCGCCATTCCATCATTTTCAATTCTATATTTTTCTACAAAAATAGGTACTGGTGCCTCAAGATTTAATCTATCACATTTTCCATATATAAAAATATCTTTACAACTATCTCCTATTATTAATATTTTTTTATTGATGGAAACCATTTTTATAAATATCTAAAATAAGATTAATTAAATTTCTTTTTTGATTATCATCTAAATCTGTATTGCACAGAAATAAATCAATTTTATGAAGAATATCACCGGATAATACGTCTAAATTATATTCTTCAAATAACTCTTGGTGTGAATACATATTCATAATACATAAATTTTTAAAGTATTAAACATATTTTATTTGAAATGCAATTGCTAATATATTCCACTGATATAATGTAAGTCCTAATCTTTTACATTCTTTTTTAACCTTTATTCTATGTGCAACCCATGCAACTAATACTGCGCCGCCTATAAAGAAAATCCAGAAAAACGCAAATAATTTAATTATATTAAATAAATTAATATTAGCAATAATATCTATAATTGCTAATATTAATATAATTAAAAATAACGCCGGCATAAAATATTTTCCCCATTTATATAATGAGCCAAATACCCATTTATATATTTTTGGAGGTTTATATTTTTTCATTTCAGATTCAAAATATTCTAATTCCTCTGATGTAAATGGTAAAATATTAACATCTATAAATTTTGACATAATTTTATTTTATTTTATTATTTTTATACTTATTAAATATAAAAGTTTTTTATTCATAATCATTTACATTTATTCCTAACATAAATATATTTCCTCCTAAAAATTGGGGTTTTTCATAATTTTTGTTTTCATTTCGTATTGATGATGTTAATATTTTAGAAGGTATTACCAAAGGTGGCGTGGCAATATAAAATTTATATCCGAGTTGAGTCATCATTATCCAGGTTGTTTTATCTGCAATCATAGGTTGTGAATCTTGAATACGTATAAATTCTTTCATTGCACGATCATTCATTCCATATGCTATTAAACTCCAACTCATATAACCTTTAGTCCATCTTGGGGAAACTCTTATATTTTGCGGACCTATATTTGACATATAGGAATATAATAATATTCCATCAGCATCTTCTGGAATGGTATTTAAATATTTTGGAAGAAGATTATTAAAATCTTTATGAAATGCACAATCATCTTCAAATACAAAAATATTTTTAGCACCTTCAAGTAATGCACTTTTTATAACATAATAGTGAGATTGCATTGCCCCCAATTCATTAGGAAATTGTTTATTAAATAATATATGATTTGTTTTATAATCATTATATTTGTCTGCGTATAATTCAATTAATTTATATGCATATCCGGGTATTACTGGACGATAAAATTCTACTTCTATACCATGTTTTTTAAATTGATTTAAGGAATATTCGTATTTGTCATTTCTTTCCTTTAAAGAAATGCAATATACTTTTTCATATTTTTCATTTATTAAATTCATATTTTTTTTCAATTTTATGTTCTAGCCATGATTTATAATCTTTTGTATAATTGGGTGTATATTTTTCACTAAGTTTTTTTGCTATATTAAAATATACACCATTTTTACCAGTACTATTTTTATATTCTTTACGTATTTCATCCACTAAAAAATGTTCTTCTAACCATTGTGCATATTCATCCGTTAAATCTCCTTTATAATTACAGGCCATTTCGCCGGTTGAATTATTAATAAAAAATTTTCCAAGTGTTGGAGAACATCCGGTTTCTAGTTTATATTTTAATCTAAGATCTAAACTCATATGTTTAATTATTTTAAAATATTTTATATTAAAACAAAGCTTTTGTTTTTACTTTTATTATTTTTGCTTTTTCTATTTTTTGAATATTTTCTAATAAATAGAAAAAAATCCAATCACAGTCACAATGATTTCTTGTAATCTCTAGACTACAATCAAGATATTTTTTATGTAAGGTTTTATTGGAGTATATTTCATTTATTTTTTCAACGATTTCTTTAATATTTGAACAATCTTTTTTTAGAAATAATCCGTAATATTCTAAATCAATATAACGTTTATCTGTTTGTTTTCCTTTATCATAAACCCAAGTATTTTCAGCCCAATGATAATCAAAAAGAGGAACACATCCTACACCAATAATTTCACATTGCGCATATTCAATGCTATTACCATAAGCTTTGGCATCTAAATGATAAAAATCGGCACCCACTAAAGATGAGCTTAATGATTCCATTCCATCTTCATATTCATAAGGTCCATATATGTATATGTGTTCAAAATCTCTTTTATCATTATCAACAATTAATCCATTTGCAATTGCTCGTGAAGTTACTTCATATATATCTTTTCTTGGAATACGTTTTTCTATGTTCTCATAAAAAATAGGTAATGCACCTAAAGATCTTTCTACGCCTTTCATTTCAAGAAGAATTTTATTTTCTTTACTATAAGGTAAAAAGGCAAATAATCTATCGGGTTCTTTAAATGTGGCGTATCTTCCAAGATAAGTTATTTTTTTCCAATGTTTTGTTTTACGATATTTAATTAAATTATCAAAATTAAATCCATTAATAAGTGGAATGAATCGTTTTCGCATTTGTTCTCCAAATAATTCAACCAATTTATTATAAAAAGGAGATGTTGCACTAAAAGTTACAATACCATCACAAAGTTCACAAATATCAAAGAAATTTGCATTACGGTGTATAGAAGCTAATTTGTGGTCATTTTGAAATAAAATTTTTTTAACCGTTATTTCTTTAACTGCTTTTAAAAAACCATCAATAGCCCACTGAGAATGTTTTGTAGATGGTACTGAATGTATAAACACATATTCAAATTTATTTAGCGTTTCTGCAAAATTATCTATTTCGGATTTAGTTATAAATTTTGGTTCTTTGGGAAAAGTTTGCATTTTTCCTCTACCCCACTTTTTATCATCTATAATGAAAATTTCGTGATTTATTTTTTGTTTTATTAAATAAGAAGAAAGCTCAATAACATATCGTTGTATGCCGGCGCCTTCAGCGCCTCTTCCCATAACAAGAGCAATATTCATATTTTTCATAAAGTTTTTATTTATTTAATAAATATGTTTAATTTTGTAGAATTTATAGGATTATAATTATTTAATTATTTCTGTAAGATAATATTTTAATGCTTCTCTGGGTGTATTTTTCCATTCATCTTTACGTACAAAAAAATGAGAATCTATATCTGATGGGCTATCTGAAGTACAAACTGCTTGATATCCTTCTTCAACAACAGCCCAATGCCCATTATCATCATTAAGAAGATTTGGGCTTTCTTCTATTTTAGAAAGTGTTTCAAAGATAAATTCAAATGGTAAATTATCAAAATGATTAAGCATAAGAGAAACAATTTCTCGAAATAAATTATCAAGCTTTTCTAATATGGATGATTCTTTTTCGTCATTCATAATAATATCTACCGGAGTTTCTGAAACATCTAATATATTTTGTAATTCATTCCATAAATTTTTATAAGAATTTGTTAATGAAATTATTTCATCCATAATGTCGGTTGATACATGATTATTCATAATATTTTATTTTTTATGTTTATCATTTATTATATTAATAATATTTAAAAAGGTTTTCGGAGAAAATAAAAAAGAGGAGTCAGACTCCTCTTTTTTATTTTCTTTTTAAGAATGTTTTAAATTTCTTTTCTTTTTCTTTTTCTCTTTTTTCTTTTTCTTTTTGCTCTATTTTTCTTTTTTCTTCTTTCTTTATTTCTTTATATTTAATAATTACATTTTTCATGGCGTCTTTAAAAATATCATTATAAAATTCTTTAAACGCTTTTATTACATTACTTGAGCCACATCTAAAAATTTCTTCTCTTTCATCACCGGAAATATCATAAACTACAAAATATTCTTGTGGTTCAATTAAATTTGCAGATTCTTCTTCTGGTTCTTCAAGAGGAGGAATTTCGTCAAGAGAATTTTTTTCATTATCCATATCAACTTCTGTATTTTCTCCAGCGCCATTTTTAATATCATCTATATCATCTATATCTTCTAATCCAAGATTAGATAATTTATCATTTTCTTTAATTGCTTCATTTTTAGATTTTTCTTCAAAAGAATTATCATTTGTTGTTTCTATATCTTCAATATTTTTTTCGGGATTGATTTCTGGGCCTTCAATTAATTCAGTATCATCTTCTTCATTACCAAATCCACTTTCTATATTACCTTCTGGACCAATTTCCGGAGAAAGTTTTAAGACTCCTACAACATAATCATCATCATACATTTTATAAATATTGCCTTCTTCCGAGAATCTTTCTTTTATTTTTTTATTTTCTTCCCAAAATTCTTTATATTTTACAACAAGTCCATTGGCATCTTTTTTAAATTTTTCAAAGTCATCTTTAATTTTTTCAATTACTTCCAATCCATCCTTTTCTTTTTTCTTAAGTATGGTTTTATCATCTTCTTTTTTCTCGAGTAATTTAAAAAAATTATAATTATAAAATTGACTCAAAGATTCAGGTACATATTTCATAATAATCTGTTTTTGTTTTATATATTCAAACTTTTTTATAAAGAATATATAAATAAAATAAAAATATGTATGAAATACACTGAATTTATACAATTAAAAGAATTATTAGAAAATAATAATATTTCAATAAAAGAATTTATTGATAATCCTGATATAGTAAATTCTAATATGCTAATAAAAGAGGAATATGATTCTAAAAATGCGGATTCAATATTAATAACAGAAGGCTTAATAGGTTCAATTTTTAAAAATTTGGGAAAAAATATTTTTGGCGCAATAAAATCGGGTATTAAAAATTTAATATCTTTAGGTGTAAAAGAAGAATATATACGTAAACTTGATCAGGATGCAAATACTATTATAGATGAAATAATAGAAACACTAGAAAAGGTAAATAAAAAATCTTCTTTTAAAAAAGAACCAGAAGAGGTATCACAAGAAGAAACAAAAGAATCTGTATTTTTACCCTTTAATTCATATTGTGCATTATTTGAAGAAGATGATGAAGAAGAAGATGATAATGAAGAAATAGATGTAGTAAAAGGTAGTATAATAGATCTTATTAATAAAAATTCTGAAATTAGAAAAAATAATTTAAAAGAAAAAGTAACAAAAGAATTAAATGATGCAGAAGATAAAGAAGAAATAATAGAAATAAAGGAAAAATATAAAGAAGCACTTAAACAAATTGATAATTATAGAATTAGAGAAATTGCAAAATATATAAGAGAATTATGCGATACAAAATTTAAACAAGTAGAAGAATCTATACATAATAAAAAAGGATTATCCGATGAACATCGAAAAGCATTATTAAATTATTGGGAACAATTAAAGAAAAAGGTTAATTTAGGAATCAGTGCAATTTTAGTTAAACATGGTATAATAGAAGAGGATGATGCTTATAATCTTTCTAAATATATTTTTAAGGGAATAACACCATTATCTAAAAAGATAAAAAGTAGTGAAGCACATAAAGAGGATGTAGAAAAAACACCATCCGCAGAATCAAAAGAATTAAAACAATCAGTAATACCGTTATCTAAAAATATAAAAAGTGGTGAAGCACATAAAGAGGATGTAAAAAAAGCATCATCTGCAAAATCAAAAAAATCAAAATAATTAAAATCTTTTAAAATAAAAAATAATTAATTATAAATTTTATGGCAAAAGGAGGAAAAAATAAATTACCTGCACATATAATTAAAATGGAAGATTTATATAAACGTGCTGAAAAACTATTTATAAAAATCTTTAATCAATTTGAAAAATTAGAACTTGGGGAAATTTTTGTAGAGGAAAAAAAATATTATATTTTACAATTAAAAAATAATATTAAAATTTTGCGTTCTTTATTATTAAAAATAGATATAACAACGATTGAACCATATGTCCATAAAGATGATATTAAAACATTGGAGAATAATATTTTATATATGTTAGATACCTGTGATGGAATTGAAAAAAGACTTATGGCGGAAGAATATATTCATGATTTATATGTTCCTCTTAAAGAATATTTAGAATATATTATTAGAGATTCTAGAAATTATAAATATTGGGCTACTTCAGAAAAGGAATTTATAAATAAAGTAATAAGCGTATTAATTCATCCAGATAATATAGATAAATACAAAGGACCAATAAAAAGAATTATAGCAAGAACAATGGGAGAAAGAGAATTTAAAAGATTTTTTGAATCAATAAAACATAAAATACTTCCTTTACCAAATTATAATTTTAAATCGTTTAATGATTATAAAAAGGAAATAGAATAAATATAAAAAATTAGTGTTGATAAATGAAACATAAAATAAAAACTTTAAAAGAGTATTTAGCTGAAGATTTTTATAATCCATTTGATGAAGACAATCCTATAGAAGTTAAACCTTCTCATATAGCGGATAAAGGAGGACTTCTTAAATTACGAAAAGAAGTATTTAATATAAATAGAGTTGAATATTCAAAAAAAGCAAATGGTGCATATTGTGTACTGGCAAAAACACAATTTGCAAAGGGAGAAATAGTTGAAATTTCACCCATAATATTTGTAGGTCCAGAAGCTAAAGCCATTCCTCGATTAAGAGATTATATTTTTGAAATAGATAAATCTAAGCAACAATATGGTGTAGTTTTAGGATATGGTTCATTATATCGACATAGTGATACACCAAATATAACTTTTGCATTTAATCCTAAAAATAAACAAATGTATTTTATAGCGGCAAGAACAATAAAGGCCGGAGAAGAATTATTTATTAATTATGGAAAAGAATACTGGCTTGAACGTTCAGGTTTCGGTACTATGGCACCGCAAGAACCTGTTAAAAATGTTGAACCTGTAGTTAAGGGAGAAAATAAAGATGTTGAAGAAAGTCAGATTCAACCAAATGCAAATGATATGGAAAATAATTTAATCGCAAAACAATTTGGAAATCCAAAATCTAGAAGTAATCCTGCAGTTATTGGTGTAGCTATTAAAGGTGCGGGACAACAATAATTTTAAAACTTTTTTTAAAATCTTGTATAAAAAACATGAACTTAAATCTAGAAAATATTAGATTAATAAAATTTTCTTTATTAAAAAAGGAATCTGATGTTAAAGATGGTATTACAGAATATTCGAAGCGGGTAACAGCTAAATTTATTATTCCAGAAAATTTTAACAGAAGTGAAGAACAATTTAACGAATTATGTAAACAAATGTTTAATGATTTATTGAAAAATGCACCCGATGATGCAGATTCACTTGGATTATGGATAGAATTAAATAATATTACTTTAGAAAATTCGATATCTCTGAAAACACTGGATGAATTCAAGAATTATTCTATAAATAAAGATAAAATAAATCCTGTTTTTGAATTTTTTAAAATCACTTTATTAAGTTATAATGAGACTTAATATTTTTTCTGTTGTTTTTATCAAAAGATGACTGATAGTTTAATTAAAAACCACATGGCCAACTACATGTGATATGGAATTCAATTCCATTCAGTCATCTTTTTAATTTTAAAAAAATAATATATAGAATAAAAAATTAAAATATAGAAAAAATGGAAAATAAAAATTTAAGCAACGCATCTTTTGTATTATCTGAAAACGAAGAACCTCCGGCGCAGAGGAAAAAAATAATTTGTATATCTGAAAAAACAAAAATATTTAAAGAAAAATTTTATCCTGAAATAAAAGATGAAGAATGGAATGATTGGCATTGGCAAATTCGTAATAGTATTATTACTTATGAAGAATTATATCGTATATTTAATATAAGCGATAATTTAACAAATGTTAATTTACCAATAAGAATTACACCCTATTACGCAAGTATAATTACTTCTATATCATCTGGAATAGGAAAATGTGTTATTCCTACCAGTAATGAATTGCTTGTAACAGAAAATGAATTTATAGATTCATTACAAGAAAATGAACAAAGTCCTGTAAAATGTATTGTGCATAGATATCCGGATAGGGTATTATTTTTAACAACAGATTTTTGTTCATCAAATTGCAGGTATTGTACACGAAGTCGTTTAATTAATAAAGAACCTGTTTCAAAGGAACAGTGGAATAAAGGAATTGAATATATTAAATCTCATCCAGAAATTCGCGATGTATTATTATCAGGTGGAGATCCTCTGACAATGAGTGATAATAATATTGATTATATTTTATCAGAAATTAGAAAAATTAAACATGTAGAAATTATAAGAATTGGAACAAAGATTCCCGTTGTATTACCTCAACGAATTACAAATAAATTAGCTAAAATATTAAGAAAATATAAAGTATTTATAAATATACATTTTACTCATCCGGATGAAATAACACCCGAGGTAGAAATGGCTTGTGATATATTGGTGGATAATGGAATACCTTTAGGATCTCAAACGGTTCTTCTTAAAGATGTAAATGATAATATTGAGATAATGAAAAAATTAATGCATAAATTACTTCTTATTAGAGTTAAACCTTATTACATATATCAATGTGATAGAGTAGTTGGTACAAGTCATTTTAGAACGTCAATAAATAAAGGAATTGAAATAATTGAAGGACTTAGAGGGTGGACATCTGGATTATGTGTTCCACATTTTATAATTGATACGCCCGGAGGAAAAATACCCTTATTACCTGATTATGTTGTTGATAGGAGTAATAAGTATATTAAATTAAGGAATTATCTTGGGAAAGAATTTATATATTATGAAGATTAAAAATAAATATATAAATAAAATATTTGTTTTTTATTATGAAAAAATTAGTAAAAGAATCATTAGAAGAATTTCTTTTTGAAGATAAAGTATTCAAGGGCCAAGTAGATGTTGGTTTAGATATTGAAGATGTTGATAAAAAAGAATTTTTAGTTGGAATGGCGGTTGAAAAAAAGCATTCTAATAGTCTAGAAGTTAGAAAAACATTAGTTCTTCAAAATCTTCATAAAAATCCTAAATTTTATAGTGAAGGTATGAAAAAAGGATTATATGATGACCCGGAAGCTATAAATATATATAAAAAATATTTTATAGATAAAGAAGAGGCAGAAGAAGAAAATTTAAAAGAATCTTTGGAGAATGATATAATGTTAAAAGATGAATTAATATTAGAAATAATTAATAAAGTTTATAGAAATGAAAAGGATCCTAAAAAAATAGAAAAAATTAAAAAAGAATTAGAATTATTATCTTTAGATGAATTAGAAGATAAATTATTGCAATACTATTTGTTTGAAATTCCTAAAAATAAAAATATTTAAATGGCAACAAAAATTTCTCAAAATAATTTTAAATTTAATATCTCATTATTAAAAGATATAATATTTTTTATAATGTTTTTTGTATCCGTTATTGGGTGGATACGAGCAGAAACTATAAAAAATACAAAACTTCAAGTACAGGTGGAAACTTTAACAAATGCTGTAAATGAAAATACTAGACAATTAGAAAAAATAAATGACATTTTGATAGAACAGCAAAATCTTAATGGGCAGATTATACAATTTATGAAAATTAAATAAATAGAAATTATGAAAAAAATATTTTTATTATTAATTTTATGTTTTTCAATGTATATATTAATTTTAATTAATTCGTGTACATCTAATTATGCAACAACAAATGAACAATATAAAATTAATGATACATTATTAACATATGAATTAAAACAAGATACAATTAAAAAGATTCATATAAGAAAGGAAATAAATCCTATTATAGTAGATACGGTTTCAAAGTATAAAAGAGATAAAATTTTTAAACAATTGCAAGAAACTGAAATTATTTTAAAAAATCAGCAAAAAACAATTGATTCTATTTTATCCGTCAAAAGAAAATAAAAAATTGTTTTAAAACCTTTATTTTTCAGACGGATATAATATTAAAAATTAAAAAAATTGCAAAAATTTGAAATAATAGATACTCATTTTTTGGGTAATCATAAACACCATGAATATACATTTGAGGGAATATCTATTTTACAACATCCTCAAATAACTGAATATTTTCCTAAAATTATTAATGATTATGATAGAATTATTGAATTAGGAACTTATTTTGGTGGATTAACACTTTACCTTTATAGAATTAAAAAACCAGAAACGGAGTTAATATCTTATGATATTAATACAACTCTTTGTAAAATACCTAAAGAATATAATATAGATTGTCGTTGGGGTGATTGGTGGCATGAAAAATGGTTAAAGGAATTTGAAGAATTAATGAAAGAATCATCAAAACGGATTTTATTATTATGTGATGGCGGTTATAAAGAATATGAATTTAATACATTTAGTGATTTTTTAAAACCTAAGGATACTATTATGGTTCATGATTATGCTGAAAATCTTGAAGAATATCGTCAAATAACAGAAGAAATTGAATAGTATGATATTCCAGATGCTTCATATGAAATGATATTGGATAGTATTAAAAGAAATAAATTATATCCTCATCCTCTTTATAATGAATTTAAAAAAGTTTTATGGGGAATATTTAATAAATAATTACAATGAATCATATTGCGCATGTTCCTTTAGCCGGCGGATTTGCATTAGCTGCGATAAATGTTACAAAAAAATATCCAATTGCTATAACATCTTATTCGCCTTTTATCAATAATGATGCATTATTAATACGTTATTTAAATGAAAATCTTAAGGCAAATGTTCCATATTATATACTTAATAAAGAAAAGGATCTTAATGATTACGATTTTTCTAAAGAAATAGATTTTGTTACAGCAATTCCCCCATGTTCAGGACTTTCTCAAGCCGCTCAACGAAAAGCCGGATCTAGAGGTACAGCTCCCCCAAATGATTGGATGTATATATCTGCCGAATATGTTCTTGAAAAAATTCGACCGAAGGCTTATGCATTTGAAAATGCACCCGGCCTTTATACAGATGCAGGAAATGAAGTAAGAAAAAAACTTATAGAAATAGGAAAAAAATATGGATATGCAATAATTTTTTATAAAACCAACACACTATATCATGGTATTCCTCAATTTAGACCTCGTACATATGGTGTCTTTTTTAAAGGAAAATATGCGCCCATATTTAATTATTATAATAGACCATATATTAATCTTAAAGATTATTTAAAACAAATTCCTGAAAATGCATCTTTACAGGATGTATTTTTTGTAGAAGAATGGGATATTACAAAATTTGAAATTTATAAATTTTTAGTTAAATTGTATGGTAATGAATGGAGAGAAAAATTAATTAATTATAGGCCTCATATAACAACTTATGATTATCTTTTAAGAACTGGGAAACTGGATGAATTTTATGAATTTCAAAAAAATTTACCTGATGCATCTGAAATTGTTACACGTAATATAGAACATATAAAAAGAAAGAAATCACAAGGAAAGGGTACCAGGATTAGTTATCGTGTTCTTGAAATAGATAAAGAATATACATATGCGGTTATTGGAGAAATGATGCAAAGAAAAATTCATCCTACTGAAGATAGACTTTTAAATATGCGAGAATTTATGCACCTTATGGGATTGCCTCATGATTATAATCTTATATCAAAAAAAGAATATGTAAAAATAACTCAAAATGTTCCCGTTAAAACTTCCGAGGATATTATTATAGAAATTATAGAAACTATACACGGTAATAGAAGATTTTCTTCTGATTCGGTTTATATGCAAGATAATACAAAACCAAAATACTATAATAAATCAAAAAAATTATTTTAAATGAAACTTTTTTACTTTTAATTATTATAATTAAAAACATATATTTTTAATACAAATGAAACTTATTATAATAGAAGGGCCAGATAGAATTGGAAAAACGACCCTAATAAAAAATTTATGTGAATATTTTAATTTTGATAATATAACCATAAGACATTTTGGTAAGCCCCCTTCTTGTTTATCTTTTAAAGAATCTCTTAATTATCAATTAAATTCTTTTAAAAAAGAAGCACATTTATTTCAACATATAAGAAAAAAATATGATTTGAAAAAATGTTATTATAATGAAGTTGTAATATGGAACAGATCTCATTTAGGTGAATATGTATATTCATCTTTATATAGAAATGGAAATAAAAAAACTATATTAAAAAGGTTATTAAATTTTGAGACAAAGGAATTAGTTCCTTATAAAGATGAAATATATCTTATTACTATGATAACAGATGATATAGATATTCTTTTAAATAGAGATGATGGATTATCATTTTCTAAAAAGACCGAAGATCGATTAATAGAAATTAAGTTATTTGAAGAAATTCATTCACTTAGTTTATTATCAAATAAACTTTTAATAAATGTTGATAATGATCCAATAAATGTCTTAAACAAAGTTATAAATTTTATTTAAAATGAATAAAAACAGTAGAATTTATGTACCCGGTTGTTCAGGTCTTGTTGGTTCAGCGGTCATAAGAGAACTTAAAAAACAGGGATATAGTGATATTGTAGGTTCTTCAAGAACAAAGCTTTATCATAATGGATATGCGTTTGAAGGTAATTTTGATCTTCGTGATAAAGAAAATGTTAAAGAAATATTTAGTAGATTTCAACCAGATTACGTAATAAATTGTGCGGCAAAAGTAGGAGGAATAAATGCAAATAATACTAAAAGTGCAGAATTCATTTATGATAATATTATGATACAAAGTAATATTATACATATGTCATATTTATATAATGTAAAAAAATTATTATTTTTAGGAAGTTCGTGTATTTATCCTAAATATTCACCTCAACCCATAAAAGAAGAATATCTTTTAACATCATCTTTAGAAGAAACAAATATTGGATATGCAATAGCGAAAATATCTGGTTTAACAATGTGTAGAATGTATCATAAACAATATGGGTGTAATTTTATATCTGCTATGCCGACTAATATATATGGTCCTAATGATAATTTTAGTATTCAAGATTCACATGTATTACCGGCGTTAATAAGAAAAATATATGAAGCAAAAATCCGTGGCGATGAAAGTGTTATATTATGGGGAACGGGAAATCCACGAAGAGAATTTTTGTATGTAGATGATCTTGCCGAAGCATTAGTATTTTTAATGAATAATTATGATGATTGTAAATTACATATAAATGTTGGAACGGGTGAAGATGTTAGTATTAAAGAATTAGCTGAGTTAATAAAAGAAATTATAGATTATGATGGAAAAATATTTTGGGATGTAAATTATCCAGATGGGACACCAAGTAAAAGATTAGATATTACACGAATTAATAATCTTGGGTGGAAAGCAAAGATATCTTTAAGAGACGGAATTAAAATGACATATGAATGGTTTGTTGAAAATTATAATAATTTAAGAAAATGACAATTTAAAAAAAATGAAAAAATTTTTTAATATTGAAGAAAAAATACATAAATACATGAAATATTAAAAACCTGTGTTTATTTTTATATTAAAAAATAGGAAATAAAATTTTAAGAAATGTTACAATTAAATTAAATAAACATGAAAATTTACAGAGAAAAATATGTTGTAACGGCATTTAAATCAATTTTAAATGATTTATATAATAATCCTGAATATATTAGTAAACCTCGTGGAAAAGAAGTTCGTGAAATTTTAAATTGTATTATAGAAATACAAGAGCCCAATATGAATATGTATAAAAACGAGGTTCGTTCTTCGCCACAAAAATATATTGCAGGTGAGTTACTATGGTATTTTTCGGGAACAAATTTACCAAATTGGATTGAATCTAATTTTAAAAAAGCTGGTGAAACGTGGAAAAAATTACATAATTCCGATGGAACTGTAAATTCTGCTTATGGATATCTTTTATTTAATGAAAAAAATGAACATGGATATAAACAATATGAATGGGCCATTGAATCTTTAAAAAAGGATAAAGATAGTCGACAGGCCTTTATGCATTTTAATAAACCTTCTCATCAATTTAATGGAAATAAAGATCAGGTTTGTACATTAATAGCATTATTTCATATTAGAAATAATAAACTTCATATGACATTAACAATGAGAAGTAATGATGTTATATATGGGTTTATGACAGATTTTGCGTTTTTTAATATATTACATCAACAAGTATATACTCATTTAAAGAAATATTATAATGATCTAGAAATGGGAACATATACACATATTTCTCATTCAATGCATTTATATTCTTCTGAATACGATTTAGTAAAAAATATGTTACAGTATGATTTTATTCCGGATGCAATACCGCAATTAAATACTTCTATAATAAAAGAAAATGGTAATATTGAAGAAAAATATATTGAAGTTTTTAAACCTATAATATTAAATTCTACAATATCAGTAGATAAAACAGATAATAATGTCTTAAATTGGGTAATTAATAAATTGTTTAATAATTAAATATTTAAATGATATGGAAAATTTTGTTACAAATTATTATGAGAATAATGAAAAAAATGAATTTGTTTTTTCTAAAATTTACGGGGAATGGAAAGATAGATTAATGACTCATTATAAAATTAATGAAAATGATACAATAAATGTTTGTAAATTTATATATAATTATTTACCATGTGAATCAAAAGAAGCGGCATTTTTAGATACTGATAAATCTTTAATTGAGAATAATTGTGTATTATCCGAGTTAAGTAAAGTTTTATTGCATTTAAATTTAAAAGTTATATCAAAAATAAGTTTTATTTCAAATGTAATATTTTTGGAATCACCCAATACTGAAGAAGTAATAATTAAACATGAAACCGATGATAATAATATAATAGTAATAAATAAAAATAAAAAACTTATTACTACAGAAACTTATATGAATAAAATAAAAGTAGAAAAAGGTTTAGTAAATGATATGGACGCATTATTAGAAATTGAAAATGCTATTGTTTCTACGGTTGCAAGCGAAATTAATAGAGGATTATTTGAATATTTTCATTTTTATTATAATAAAATTTATATTTATCGTCCTATTGCATATTTTAAATTTATTCCAGGTGAAGAAAATAATTTAAATAATGAAAATAAAAAAGTTTATGATGAAATTGCTATTTTTTCAAAATGGTATAAAGATATAAAAAATAAAATATAAGTAAATAAAATAATAATTAACATAAAAAATTTATAACTATGACGAAAAATTATATTGATTGGACTCATAAAGAGGTAACAATTGAAGACATTCGAAAGCTTAATAAGCTTTATGTTATTAAAATTAATGATCCCTTTTCTATTGAAAAAATTGATACTCCTTTATTTGTAAAGGATACAATTTTTGAGGAAAGATTAAAATCTTATTTTTTAAAAGATGTTAATCATTTAACAAGAGAACAAATTCTTAGCGTTAAATGGAATATGTATATTACAAAGGGATATTATATTAAAATAAGTGAAAATGGCGGAATTGAAAAATTTAATCAAGATCCCGAAAAATGGTATATTAGTTATTTAGAAATTGATGGTCCTTTAGGAACAATAAATTCTGTTTATAATAATAAAGAAAAAGAAATAAAACATTACGTAAAATGAAAAATTTAAATAAAGAAAAAATGTTTGAATCACCTCAAAAAGTATCTATTACAACCGACATGATTAAAAATTTTAAAACTGTTACATGTCAATGTGGTAGTATGCTTTTTGAAAGTGCAATAATTATTAAAAAAATTTCTCCTGTTATTTCTCCAACGGGAAAAGAAGAATTATATCCAATGGAAATATTGGTTTGTAAAAAATGTGGAAAAGTACCATCAGAATTAGGATTAGATGATATTTTACCAGATGAAATTTTAGCAAAAAATAAAATAATAAAATAATCTTAAAAACTTTAAAATTATGGAACAATATTATCGAATAACTGTAAAAAATGAATTTGAAGATAAAAAAGGAAATCTTAAGTATAAAAAAGAAAATTATCTTGTTTATGCTTTAACTCCATCTGAAGCAGAAAAAAAACTTGAAAGACAATTAGGTGGTGGAGAATA